AGGTTCATCTGCCCACCATATAGGTGATGCAAAATATTGTTCTAAGTTTAATTGTTTTGGAAAACTCATTTGTAAGGCCATCCTAAATTCCATATTACTAAACTATGTCTTGTGCCTTTTTTTACTGGGCATACTCTGTGCCAAACAAAACCAGGAAACACAACTAAAGATCCTTTGGGTAATATTTCTTTACATTTAACAACATTTCTTTTTTTGTCAGGGTCCATGTTTCTAAAATCAAATTCTAATTCACCGCCACTATATTCTTTTGGATCTGATAGTGTAACTGTTACAGATAGTTTTCTTATTTTACCGTTTGATGGATCATTACCCTCTCGCATGTACGGTCTGTCCCAACCATCACAATGCCAATCATAAAATTGACCTTTAGTATATTTTGTAAATTGACAAGACTCAGAAAAATCCCATTGAAAATTCCAACCCGCATTTGCATTTGCTTGATGAACATATGGTTGTATTTCTCTATATATCCATCTATCACTCATCCAAACAATGTCAGAGTTTCTTTTCTTTTTCAAATCTTTTGTTTGTTTTGCATTTAATTTTTGATCACCATATCCACCAGTTAGTGCCATTTGATCTTGCAATTGTTTTCCATAACGAACAATATCATCACAAATACGTTCTGGAATTGCTGATTTAAAATACCAATAATAATTTGTAAGATTCATATTCTTTCTTTTACCACCATAAAAATAATATATCTATTTTTAAGAAATTGTCAATGTGCCATTAGCTGTAAACTTAGCTATCTTATCACCACCTGGATGAGTTGATGCTGTAAATGCACAGCAAGGACTACCTGTAAATACTACAACACTTGGCCCTCTTACAACAACTATTCCTGGACCACCATGTCCACCTGTTCCATTATCACCACCGCCACCGCCACCACCGCCAGTGTTATCCGTACCATTTGTACCATTGTTTGGTCCTGAAGGAGGAGAACCACCAGCTGCTCCAGTTCCTCCACCGCCAGCTCCTCCTGGTGCTCCTGAAGCCACAGGAATTTCTTGTCCAGGTGAATATCTTCTTGTACCACCTCCACCACCAGCATAAGATGTATCAGGTCCTAAAATTGTATTTGGAGCACCAGCTCCTCCACATCCTCCCATATTACCAGTAGGTGCAGATCCTGGAGCCACTCCAGCCGTTCCAGCAGCCGTAGCTCCTCCACCACCTCCAGTAGCGGAACCACAACCATCAGGTTGAGCTCCTCCTTTAGCACCAGCATTTCCTTGAGAAGGACTTGTCGGTGGTGTGTTTCCTGCTCCACCAGCATGACCACAAGCTCCAAAAGGTCGACCTTTAGGTCCACCTCCACCACCTGAACCTCCAGCAAGACCAACACCAGGAGTAGTTGTAGGTGAGCCACCGCCACCGCCACCTGATGCTGTAATTGTTGATGGAAATGCTATTGATGAATCAGCACCATTTGAACCTCTTCCATCAGAGTTAGGTCCATCAACACCTCCTGCTCCAATAGTAATTGTATATGTTCCTGCTTCTAATCCAGATACTGCAGAACCTCTAAGAGGACTAGGACCATAACCAGTAGCTCTGTAACCACCAGCACCACCTCCACCACCATTATTGGTACCGCCGCCACCGCCTCCTGCAACAACTAAATAATCTAGACTAACCCCCAAAAATCTTGAACCATCTGGAAAAAGACTATTTGGATTTGTTCTTTCTCTAAATAATGTTTTTAAATTCCATACACCACTTGCTTTGTTTAATTCTCTTACTACGACTATGCCTGAACCACCATTACCTGATGGACTAGTTGTTGCGGGTGTATCTTGACCACCGCCACCACCGCCACCTCCAGTGTTACAACCTCCTGCAGTCGCGTTTGTTGTTGAACAACCACAGCCACCATCACCACCACCGCCAGCTCCACCAGCTCCTTTGTTTCCTGTCCAAGCAGATCCACCACCACCGCCTGCATACGTTGTGCATGATCCTGTTATATCAGAAGATGCTCCAGCTCCACCAGCTCCACCATGTTGAGTTGCTGGTGCTCCTGATCCAGCTGCACTAGCTCCACCGCCACCACCTGCTGCTACACGAGGGTGACAACTTAAACCTCCAGGGTTTCCTTCTGGAGGTGTAAAACCTCCGGCATTTCCTGTTCCTAGGTTAGGGGTTGCAACAGGACTAGGCCAGTTACCAATACCACCTCCTGATCCACCAGGACTAGCAGCTGTAACTCCATCACCATTAGAAACTCCACCTTTTCCTCCTCCTGTTGAAGTTATTGGATTAGATGGAAAACCTGCGACTGAATTATTTCCATTGTTAGCGGCTGTTCCACCAGAACCACCTCCTCCAACTGTTACTGGGTAAGGTGTGCTACCACAAACTGAAATACAAGAAATATCTCTAAAACCTCCAGCTCCACCACCACCACCATAATAGTTATCTCCAGGTTGACCATAACCTGAACCACCTCCAGCTACTACTAAAGTTCTAACTAATCTTGTTTTAGCTTGAGTGGTTACTGTTCCATTAGATGTTTTAGATGTAACTTTACATTTTCCAAAAGAAAGTGTGGGTCTTTTACCAATAAGTCCACCATTAGATCTGGCCATTTAGGTCTCCTATCCGGATACCCAAGCTGATCCGTTCCAATCGTAAACTGTTGGTGTTTCCGCTGTATCGTTTGATTTAGTTGCTTGCCAACCTTTATTGTTGTCAGCATTATATTTTGTTTCGTTCCAAGTAATTTGATAAATCCAAACAACAGGGTCTTGACCATCGTTAACCACTGATGGATATGTTATTGGTGCTTGCCAATCGTCACTTGAATCTAAAGCCCATGAAGCATAAGGTTGTGGTACTAAAAATTTATTTTTAGATGCATCATATCTATATCCAATACCTGCATATTGT